CGTGCAGTTGCGGGAGAAGGGACAGGTGAAGATGACAGAGCTTGAGATGCGGTCGGAGCCAAACGCAGCAACAATGCTTCAAGCGCTGCCATACGCTTGTTAGTTGCTGAGCACATCTCTTTCAATTCTTCAACTTCCTCCTTCTCTGTTGCAGCAAAACCGGCAGGTGGAACTTGAACAACGACAACACGGTAATCGATAACACCAGATGTGAAACCAAAACAGGGAATGTCAATGTCCAAAGAACCACCTCCACCAGGTACGTCAATATACGCAGTCATGGTGATACCAGTGGTTTGAACACCAGTGGCACCACCAAAATCATGCTGTATATATGCAAATTCTGCATTTTGAAATGACGCACTCGATCCGGGGTACCATTGCTCCACAAGAACCTGCCCAAAGGTAAGTCCAGTAAAGTTGGTAAGCCCAGGGAGAGCTGCTGCAATCAAATAGTTCCCAACCGTGGTAGTATTAATCCACAGCGAGAGCAAATACTGCCCAGGAACATCTTTGGGAAACGTTAACCTGGATATATTGTACGTGGCGGTCGCACTAGCCGCAGTACTAAATATCGGGACAGAAACAAAAGTGTTTGCCAACACTACAGCAAAAGTAGGATCAATCAATAAATTGCCCGGTGGATCGACTGCTGACTGACGCTGTTGTGACCAATGGGCATAGTTGTCAACAGTATCAGGCAAAGTCGGCTTAATAAGCTCCACATCATAAGTACACCACAACTTCCCAAGTTGGACACCATCGGCTTGCATGCCTTCGGTGGAAACCTGAAAATTACCCATATCAGTAAACGATGTTTGTGGTAAATACTTAGTACGAGTATACAAATTATTGATTGTTGTTTTGTTGGGATCACATTCAATTGGGTGATAAAAATCCTCCGTAGGTTTTTCACTAGTTGTATACTCACTATTGAGAATAGCAACCGTAGTACTAAGTGGTGGCTTAATAACTTCATACTGTGTTGACATCATTACTGTGCCAAGACGAGTATCGGTGGTAGCACTCACATTACTGCAAGTGCTTTCAAAATAAAGCTCCATACCATGGATACGATACTGCTGAAATGAATCAGCCATAGTAGATAACCACGGAAACAGTGCATTTACACCAATTTGAATTGGATAGACAGTGGTTTTGAAGTCAATTGACGAAAAGACATTACCAATGTACTCTCGGTGACGGATACGGGGGGCAGCAGCACCTATAAAGGTGCCGGGACCACCTCCTGCTCCATCACCAATTTGCATCGGTTGGTAAGTACCCTTAGC